CGGTGGGAATGCGCCGAGTGCGGCAAGCGATTTTTCAGCGCACCAGCCGCTAACCCGAAGTAACCAGGACGCGGGCGCAACGATTGCGTTCCTCTCGGGTTGGACTCCTAATTCTGCTAACTTGTCGTCCTCGCGGTGGCTTGGACGATTGCCGACCTCGCGGGTCGTGACCGGCCCTGCGTCGACGATGTGACCACCGCCATGGGATTCCGCCAGACCGGGGCCGAGCGATGAGCCGAGAGCGACGAGCGTGGGCGTACCTGTCACGGGTGGCCGAACCGCCCTGCGCCGGGCTTTCGGCGTTGGCCGCCCGGCTCGGCCCGGTCGAGGCCGCGGAGCGTGTGCGTCGAGGCGCCGTCTCCGCCGAGCTCGCCCGTCACACCCACGCACGCCGCGATATCGACTGCGCCGCAGACGATCTTGCCCGCATCGACCGGCTGGGCGGCCGACTGATCACCCCCGATGGGGACGAGTGGCCGGAGTTGGCGTTCACAGCGTTCAATGGTGTCGATCTGCGCCGGCGTCCCGACGGCGTCGCGCCACTGGCGCTGTGGGCGCTCGGTGGTGCCGAGATCGATCAGGTGGCGTTGCGCGCGGCGGCGATTGTGGGAACCCGCGCCGCCACCGTCTATGGCGAACAAGTCGCTGGTGATCTGGCGGCCGGGCTGTGCGAGCGCGGTGTTGCGGTCGTGTCCGGCGGCGCGTACGGAATCGACGGCGCAGCGCACCGGGCGGCGTTGGCGGTGGACGGCTGCACCGTTGCGGTGCTCGCGGGTGGTCCCGATGTGCCGTATCCGTCCGGGCATTCGGCGCTGCTGCACCGAATCCGAGGTTCGGGGCTGGTGGTCAGTGGGTATCCGCCCAGATAATCCAGGGATACACCGCCGTCAACGACGTCACCCTCGACGGCGTGCTGCGCGATATCGGCGCCGAAGTCTACGAGGAGGCCGCGACCGAGGTCGATCAGTACGAGCGGCTGGACGAGACGATCATCGGCGTCGTCGACGCCTTCGTCATTCTGCTGCCCGAATTGCGCGCGCCTGAGATGCGATGGTGGCTTGGCCACCGCTACGCTTAAACCAGACAACACGCGTTGTCAAGGCCCATCGGCGAAAGGAGACGCCCCGGTGACCGTGTCGGATAAGCCGTGGGATGGCTCCAGTAGCCGCTACACCATCGCTCGATGGCGCCGCGCCTGCCTCGTCGACCACGGCGGCGACCGCGAGATCAAATCAAACTTCTCGCTGCCGGTCAGAGAACCCACCGGCGAGTTGAACCGAAACGGTCTCGCGGCCGCAGCTGGCCGGCTCAACCAAGTCGCGGGTCTCACCGCCGACCAACGCGCATCGGCTGCCCGCCAACTCCTGAGGCTCTACGGCGAGGCCGGTATGGAACCGCCGGACCATCTGCGGGAAATGGCCAACCGCAGCGCCGAGACCGGCGACATCGAGCGGCGCAACACGCTCGCCCGGGTCGAACGACATCGCTCCGGCGGCGGTCGCGAAATCGGCCGCTACGCAGCGGTTTTCGGCCGCGAATCCCGCCAGCCCTGCGGGATCCGGACCGCTACATCGACAACCAGGAAAGCCCACGACCCGTTCTATAGCGAGCAAGGACCGCGGCCCTACCCGGCCTAGACCACCGGCGGGACGGCGGGCAATCACAAAAGCCTTGCCGCACAACGAAAGAGAAGATGAATGCCCCGGCCACGCAAAACCACCGAAGCCGGCTACGACCAACAACACAAGAAGCTGCGCGCCTACTGGGCCGAACGCATCGCCAGCGGATGGTTCGTCCCGTGTTCCCGCTGCCACCGACCGATTCTGCGTGGCCAGAAGTGGGCGCTGGACCATGAAGACTTACCCAATCGGCTCGGCCACCGATTACACCTGTATCGGGGGCCGTCGCACAGCTCCTGCAATCAGAGCGCGCGAAACCAGAACGTGGCGCGACAAAACCGGCGGCCTCGGCCCAGGGCGCTTGAGTTCTTTGACACCGGAACTTCCCCGTCCCGGCCGAAGCCCCTCGCAGCAAACAGACCCCGCTAACAAATCGGTTTCGAACGGGTCAGCTGGTGAGCATGACTGAAGCGATCGGGACCACTAGGCCTCGCCGGAGGGGGATTTGCTGGACGTGGGCTGACCAGCGGCAACCCCCCTCCAGTTTTTTGCTGAGCCAGGCCAGCGACCTCGCCGGTCATCGCGATCTATTCACCACCGACCACAGGCAACCGTTTGCGAGCAAAACCGGCCATGACCTGCGAAAATACGCCGATCCCGGCGAAAAATCACACTTGACCTGCGAAAACAACAAGGGGAACGATGCACATTCCAGCAAACCATCCGGTCAATCCAGCTAACGCGGTGAAGCGGGAGTTGGAGCGTAAGCCCCCCAAAACGCTGCAGGCGGTCGGCCCGCGTAAGACCATCAGCGTCAAGGACGCGGTCGAGGGCACCGAGCGGGAGCTGCTGACGACGCTGCGGACTCGTATCGGCGCCGAGATCGACGCCGGCCCGGCGCCGCACGCTTTGGCGCAGCTCGTCCGGCAGCTGCGGGAGATCGACAAGGAGATCCGCTCGCTGGATGAGCGTGCTGCGCAGGAGGGGCCGCAGCATCGCGGGCGGGCGGTCAACGGTAACGGCGATGAAGCCTGGACACCGGACGTTATCTGAGGTCGCCCGCCATGTGATCGTCCCGGCGGGGATCACCTCGACGGGTTGGCCGAAGGTACGCGACACCTGCCGGGAGCGGCTCGGGATCGAGTTCGACGGCTGGCAGGATAGCGCCGGTCGGTTGATCCTGGCCAAGCGCGTGGACGGGAAGCTGGCTGCGACGGTGGGCGGGATCGGCATGAGCCTGCCCCGCCAGGTCGGCAAGACCTTTGTGCTGACCGGTCTGATCTTCGGGCTGTGCATCAACGAGCCGGAACTGCTGGTGGTGTGGACGAGCCACCACATGCGCACCCACGGTGAAACGTTTTTGCAGATGCAGGGTTTCGCCGACCGGCCCCTGGTGCGCCCGTTCATCAAGCGGATCTTCGTGGGCTCCGGCGATGAGGAGATCCGCTTCACCAACGGGTCGAGAATCTTATTCGGCGCCCGCGAGCGCGGCTTCGGTCGTGGCTTGGCGGGGGTCGATGTCCTGATGTTCGATGAGGCGCAGATCCTTTCGGAGCGCGCGCTGCAGAACATGTTGGCCACGTTGAACCTCTCCCAGCTGGGGTTGCACGTGTATGTAGGTACGCCTCCTTCGGCGGTGGACAACTGCGAGTTTTTCACCCGGATGCGCGTCGACGCTCTCGAAGGCAATGCGACTGACACGGTGTGGATCGAGTGCGGCGCCGACGAGGACGCCGACCTCGACGATGAGGCGCAGTGGGTGAAAGCGAACCCGTCGTACCCGCACTGGACGCCGCGCGAGTCGATGCTGCGGCTGCGGCGCAAGCTCGACCCGGACGGGTTCCGCCGTGAGGCGCTCGGTATCTGGTCGCCGCACAATTGGGCGGTGTTCGACGTGGCCGCCTGGGTCAGACTCGAGGACGAACACGTCGGCATGCCGGCGCGCAGCGTGCTGGCGATCGACGTAGGGCCGTATCGCGGTACCACGACGATCGGCGTGGCCGGCGACGTCAACGGTAAGACCGTCGTGATATGCCACAGCGGCCCCGGCACGGGCTGGGTGGCCACGAAGGCCGCCGATCTGGTCGCGAACCGTGACGTCGTCGAGGTGGGGTTGACCCCGGGTGAGGCGCGCGGGCTGGCCGGTGATCTGACCCGCCTGGGTGTGGAGTTCAAGAAGCTGACCGCTACCGATGTGGCGGCGTCCTGCACCGCGTTTCAGGCCGCGGTCACCTCAGGCACCATCTGTCATGCCGGGCAGGCCGAGCTTGACGTCGCGGTGTCCAATGCGCGCACCCGCCGCCAGGGTGACGCCGAAACGTGGGACCGCGATTTCAAGGTGGATATCAGCCCGTTGGTGGCGTGCGCGGCGGCGTTTCACCGTTGGGCTGTATTGTCAAGTGCGCCTTACGATGTTCTGCAAAGCGTGTTGTAAAGCCCCGCACCCGCTTGTAGCGGGCCGGGGATTGGCCGAACTGGTAGGAGTCTCACCGAAGCTGAGGCCGCGGTGGTCGCCAAGCGGCTGGAGCTTTTCACTCACAATGATCTCGACCGATCGGCCCGCGCCGCGATCACCGGCCTCGGCGCCCGGCTCGACCTGTGAGCAAAATAGCTGGTTGGCGTCAAGACTGGTGTAAGCTCTGCGCCTCGCGGTACTCCCGCAGCGCCCGCAGCCACTCCCGGCGACCGACGCGACGCCAGTGCTCCTCGGCCTCGGCGTACCGCTGCGCGTGCTCCTCGGTCAGCGCCAGCCGCGCGTGCAACTGCGCGTTGCCGTAGTCGCGGCGCGGGTACTCCCAGTACGTCATCGGCTCGCCCTTGTGTGGACCGGCCACAGCGCGGTAGTCGTGGCGGCGCGCCCCGGGCACGGGCGGCTGTGCGTCCGGGGGCAGCCCGCCGCGCACGGCGCGGCTCAAGTGAATCCACTGCACCGGGTACAGCAGCCGCGTCTCCACCGCCCCGTCGAGCTTGCCCAGCGCCCGCCGGGCCGACTCGCGGTGACACCCAGCCGCACGGGCCAGCTCCCCCAGCGGCGTCCACGACTGATACCCCGGCGGCACCTCAAAGTCGCCCAGCGGGTCGGCGGTGTTCTTGGCCAGCCGCGCCAGCACGGCCCGCTGGACCGCTCCGTATCCCTTGAAGCTCACTCTTTTTCCGTTACCGCCGCTTGCGTGGCGGCTTTGGCAGCATTTCGCTTTCGGCGCGCAGCGCGCATCGCCTCAGGGTCGCTGAGTTCCACCTCGTCGGCGATCCCGAGCTCGGCAAAGAAACTTGTCGAACGGCATCGTGACGTGCTCGCGCTCATGCACACTGAAGCCCGAGGATGTCGGCGGCGACGGTGAACGCCCGCGCGACCCGCTCCGCGTCGACCCACGGCATGTTGTCGGTGCCGGCCAGCGCGTCCCGGGCGTGGTTGCGCAGCATGTCAGCCGCCTGGTCGCCGCGATTGCACGCGTCGAAAGCGATCGCCGCCGCGATCTGCTTGGCGTCGGCCCACCACAGGCCGGCGAATGCGCCCTCGGCGTGCAGGAGGCTGTAGTAGTCCTGCAGGGTGTTGGTGCGCAGAATCTCGCCGGGCAGTTTCACGAGGAGTTCGAGCGCTGCGGTCTCGGTGTCGGTTTGGTTGTCGGGGACAACGTAAATGTCGGGCATGGCTTCCCTTACGCCAGGTATTCCGACGGTAGTGCCTGGCGGGGTTGCGCCGTTAGGGCCGTTGGTCCCCAGTAGTTTCTGCGCCCGTCTTCTTGCGCCAACAGCCGTCAAGGTGTGACCTGCTATAACTCAACAGCGTCAACACGGGCCGTCGCGGCGTGTATGACAACGGGCGTTGTCAGGAGCGGTTAGTGTTTGTGCTTGTTGACGGTGGCCGTGAATCCCGATGGCCCGCTCGTGCTGGCGCGCCGGCGGCTCGACGACGCTGTGCGCGCGTTGGCCGACCCCACCCCGGAGTGGGACCACGGCGTGTGCCGCTGGGCCGACCCGCTGTATGTGCGGCTGCGCACGGCGCTGCGCGGCCAGGCCTCCAACCGCACCGGGGCGCGGCGGTCGGCGCCGTGTCGCATCGACGTGCTGACGCTGCTGATCGAGGTCGACGTGACGGTGGCCGGGTGGGAGCCCCACGCGAAGGGCACCATCGACCGGCTGCGCGCACTGGCCGGCCACCGCTGGCGGCCGCAGAACTGCGCGCTGCTCGAGGACTACTGCGGGCAGCTGCAGCGGTGGGTGCTGGTCGGGACCGAGCTGCTGGACCGCCGCCCCGTGGTGCACCTGCACGTGCCGTGCCCGTCGTGTGGCGCGCGGTGGGCGTACCGCGACAACTCCGGTGAACGGGTACGGGTGCGGGCGTTGCGGGTGAGCGAGACCGGCTGCGAGTGCCTGGCGTGCCGATCGTTTTGGGGGACGGAGCGGTTCGAGTGGCTGGCGCGGCTGCTGGGTTGCTCCGCGTTACCCGCTGGCTAACGGTTTCCATATCCAAATCCGTACCCAAACCAGCCCTGTTTCCGCCCATGTTCGGCAATGTTTGCTGGTGTACGAATGTGCGGTCTAGCTGCGCAAACGGGACATCCACGAACACCAGCGAACCCCTTGGATATAACCGCCGGGTAACGCTCTAGA